TAACAATACCTAGTTCAGCCGCCTCGTCAGTCAGCTTCTTAATATCATTGCGACCTTCATTAAGAAGCGGAATAAGCTCCGCTCCACCTTTGCCAAACACACGAATAGCAAGAGCAGTCTTACCCGCACCGTCTTCCAGCTTGGAAAACTTCTCGGCAATGTCGCCAAATACATCCTCAGTCGCGCGCAGCTTTCCTGAACTATCACTAACCGAAATGCCAAGGGCCTTAAAAGTTTTTGCTGACTCACTTCCCGGATTAACCAAGCCTTCCAGCATGGCTTTCGATAATTTACCCAGACCCTTGCCCAATGATTCAAATGACACATCAGCCAAGTCCGCCGCGTATTTTAAAGCTGAAAGTGTCTCTACCGGTACGCCAAATTTTTGAGCTGCCTTTCCCAGCTCGTCGGCTTTGTCAATCATACTCTTAACGCCATCTACAAATTGCTTGACGCCAAGACCAACGCCAAGTCCGCCCGCAAGAGTCTTTGCGGTTTTGGCAAACCTTGCTTCCAGCTGGCCGAGTGCGTCACCAGCATTCTTTGCGCCACTGCTAAATAAAGCAGTGTCAAGTTGCAGTATGGCTCTCAGTGAGCCAATAATACTGTCAGCCATTCTTCACCGTTCCTCCGGTCGCTTGAACCCAACGAACCAGTCCAGCAATCTGTTCTTCATACGTTGCCGGTCTGCCTACGAAGTGGCTCTTGTTGACCATCAGCTTTCTTAAAGGTGGCATGTGTTTTTGTCTAGGTAGCGCAGCTGTATGCCACGCAACCCAAGCCCGTTCGTTATGTCCCTTTGCCTGCAGTTCAGCCCAAGCATCGAATGTGATTTCAATTGTATGAGGAGTTTGCTCCCAGAACGATGCGTGGTCATAACCAAGCATTAACCAACGCTTGAGGAGGTCACCCCAGTCTGTTCCCCGGTCGAGCCGGGGATCGTAGGGCGGCCTGCCGCGCCGTTCCCCCGCGGCGCAGCCATTCCAACTGCCTTGAGGAATATTTCCGTACAACGCTCGGTCCCAAGATTGTCGATAAGATTTCCAACCTCTGTCTCCGACAACTCGTGCTGCCCATGTAAACCAGCGTAGAACAGCAGGCGCAGGTCCGCTGCGCCGAACCTGTCCTGACTGATCTTATTCATGAACTGCGGCGCCGTCATTTTTGCTCGCTCTTCAAGAATGACCTGCGCATTGATACCGAACTTGAACGTGTACTCTTTGCCGTCAGACTCAAAAGTAACTTCACCCTTGATTGGGTTTGACATCACGCATCTCCCTTGTTGGTTTGATTACTAACCTCCGGATCATGGAGGTGTCGGCGAGCCAATTGTCACAGTCGTTGCGCCGGCAACCTTCAGTGTACAGGTCGCAGTAAGACGGTCATCAATTGGCGCAGAAGTCTCATAGCCTTTTACATAGGCGGAGAACTCCCACATCGTGTTATTCGGCCAAACGAATCTCCACAGACGAACGGCGCCAGAAGTCTGCAACGCCTGTAGTGCGAGTTCGGTCGTACCACCGGGAACACGGTTCATGCCGAAGGACGCTTCACCCGGTTCAATCAAACCAGTGATGTATTCACGTGTCCGGTTCGGTGACAGCATGTGCGTTGCGTCTACGTCATCCGCCTGCGCATTCGGCGGAGTGACTTCGATAATTTCCGCAATCTGCGTGAAGACACCGGGCGAGTTGGCGTCGGACACGAAGACCTGCGTTTGATAGCCAATCATCGCATTGGTCATTTAGGTTTGCCTTTCCTCTTGGTTAAAACTTAAACACTCGTAGCACTTGCCTTCTTCTTCGCGATACGCTTGACAGCCTTATCAATCTCGTCCTTAAGAACGCTCTTGATGCTTTCTAATGCTTTTAACTTTCCCTGCTCCCATGCTGGTCGCATGAAAGGTTTTGCCGAAGCTTTCACTGTTCCAAATTCAACGAAGTGGGCATAGTGAGCTTTGGTGTAATCTATGGCAATTTTTGCAACACCACTAGTGATGTCGTCACCACCACCTTCCGCAGCTGCCGCAACATTAGCTGACAACAATGCCTCTCGCGCCTCTCCCTTTGACTTCCCCGAGCGAAGGGCTTCCGCATACGCAGCCTTGCCAGCGTCACCTTTGGTAAAGCGCGGCTTGGTTAAAAAAATTGCTTCACGTAGTCTGCCCGATCCCGGTCTGGCAGGTGCATTAGCTTTTGCCGAGGCAACAATTGGTGCTGCTGCTTGTACCAACGCTCGTCGAATACAGTTGCGCGCAGTCGCCTTTGGCAATTCCTTGAGTGCTGTCTCCAGCTCTTTAAAACCTTCTACCTTTAGTGTTACAGTCGGCATCACGCATCCTCATACCAGATGATGAAGTCGCGGCTAACACGGTAGAGCTGGGCTTCCTCGTCAAAGTCTTCAAAGCCAGTCTGCAAAAAGACACCCTGAACAATTACAACATCTGTTGGCGAGCTTGCCCCATAAGGCCAAACGCCACTGGCACCACCAAGTCTTTCCTTAACAAGGTCACCAAGCCGTGCGGCTCGGTCCTGATCCTGTGACCAAGAATCAATTTGAAAACGTGAGCCAATTAAATGTGATGGCGACTGCATTGTATAACTTTCATTATCAAGCACACGAATAAACACAACACAGTCTAAGCGGTTCCCCTCGCTCATCCTGACAGGGAAAACACGACCAGAAACCATTGCGGCAATTTCAGAACTGCCGAGCAAATACGTTCTTAATCCGGGTCGGAGGTCAACCAGCATTGGCAAACCTATAAGCCAGTATGAGAAAGTCTTCGTTACGATCGACAACAGAAGCCTGCACAATATTATAAATATCAGCGTCTGTCGGACTTGACGATGCAGACGGTGGAATGATGATGCGGTCAAGCGGGCTTAGGTCCGCAATACTCGCGTCCCAACGCAATTTGATTTGTATCTGGTCTTTCGCAGTTACGCTTTCACCCTGCAACCGTTCCGTCCCGACCAATGGCCTAACGTCGGCCCAACGTGTTGCAAGGTCCTGCCAAGTTTCAATAACCGCACCAGAGTTTGACTGGCTCGTTTGCTTACGCTGGATTGTTACACGCGTATCAAGTCTGCCAGTCTGTCTTATGCTCATCTAATTAATCTCCAAAGCGTCCCGTCGACAAGCTCCTTTTCACTGAACTGACAATACGCCAAAGAGTGAAGCCACTTTTCTCTCTCGGGATAAATTGGTTCTTCAATCTTACTGAAGTCAGTCTGACCAACAAGTGCCGCCGCACTCATTTTATTGACGAAGACAGGATGACCCATGACGACAGCTTCCACAGCTGCAATACTGCCATGAGTAACAAGACAATGGGCGCCTTCCAGTTCAACGTGCAAAGGTGTCTTACTTTCCTTGTGCCTTATAATAATTGGTCTGTCCGTAAACCTGCGAAGCTCGTCAGCAGTCCTTTGTGCCCAGCCAATGTCGGCAAATAAATTCCAGTAATCGGGAAGGGTATCGGCTATCACAATGTGCTTTCCGTTTCTCCGCCAAGGCTTGACATTGTCCTCCAGCTTAAGAAACTTCCAACGATCATCAGGAACGTCATAGACCTCTTGCATTTGCGGACAATTAATGTGCCACCTGTAGTAGCCACGCGGTATGCCAAGGTCGTTTCCGTTCGGAAGCCATGTAGCAAACACACGTCTTAAATATCCACGATCCCAGTAAATAAACTTGCGTCCCGTCGTCTTCCATTTCTCGTAAAGGTTTCTTAACGCCGGTGTGCAACCAATTACAGGGATAATGTCTTCCGGAAGCTCGTCCAACTTCTGCGGCTCGTTCCGAACGACACGACCTATCTTTCTTCCTATTCCTTCAAAGAGGTCGAACTTAAACTTCCTCAATCCGGGTGGAATAAATAAAGCAACCTTATGTGGATCAATCACAATTTCATTCCGTCAAAAGTTCTCAACATTGCATCAAGGTCTGTGTCATCCTGCCATATCAAATTTTGATTACTCAACATCCATGGGTATTTTTCTCCAGCCTTCATGCCCCATCTGACTTGTGAGTTGTATGCCGACTGACTATTAACAAACATAGCAACCGGATAAGACGTAAGCGACAGCATGTGAGTGGGACCATTACACACACCAAAGTTCATCTTTGCCCCAGCATAAAGTGCCATACGATCGTGAAGATGAATCGGCTTGTCATACCAATCTTCAATAACCGTTGCAGCGATCCGCTTAGCAAACTCCCTCCAAACAGAGCTACTGTCCCGCGACCTAGCGCCTGCTTTATTACTTCTAATCGTAACGGTAAAATTATTTCCAGCAACAGCAGGCTTGACAGTTTCTAGCCGCCGAAAGGTTCGACCAGAGCGCACCCACGGAATTAACGATTGGCATGATAGCGTTTTAAATCTTTCATTGCCATTAACCGTCGAACCTATCGAACAAGGTAGTCCAGCCAACTCTGGACCCGGCTCTAAGATTGTCTTAAATCTCATTAACACATCCTTGAAAGTAAAATTCTTAAGCTTCGGTCTCGACAAATCAAAAATTATTTTACTTGCGCCATCCGCTTGTGCCATCACCAACCAATTAAAGAACTCAAAGCTAGCCAAATAACGTGAGAGGTCATAACAAGCAATCATGTATAAGAAAGCCAATGCCTGTTTACCCACGAAAGTCCGGTATAGTTGACCGGCTTCCTCTTGCCTGTGAACACGACAATTTTGGCATCAGAAGGAAGCTCCATTGTATTAGTCGGATATCCCGGCCAGCCGGGTTTCTGAAATGCGTAGACGCCGCGGGTTCCGCCTTTCCAACCTTCAGCATCCGGAGCCATGTGCCATATCCAACCTTGATCGTCAGGAAACTCGTGAAATTTTATCTTCGCAGCATTCTCTAAAGAGAACTCGCTCCAAATGTTTGCGTGAGTTCCAGCCTTCAGCATCATAATGCTTCCATTAAAGGGATTAGGATTTACAGAGTTAACTCCCTTCAACATCATAAAGTCTGGCTGTCCCTCCTTGAACAAACTGTCAAGCGTCCCAGTGATAACAACATCTAGATCGAGAGAAACGATATGGCCGGTGAAACCATTTTCCTTCTGCCACTCTGGATCAAACATCCTCAAACGACAAAAGCAGTGACGTTCGCATAAATCCAAATCTGATATCAAGTGTTGTCTGATAGTAGGTGGAACACCAACAACAACGCGATCAGAAAAGAGATGAAAAGTATGATCCACCCGAAGGTTTCGCCTGACTTGGAATTGAAGCCGTGTGACATCATGCGCTGTATACTTCTTCCCCCAAAGCCAAGTTATGATATCTAGCTTTGCCATAGGAGACCAATCCCGTTATCGCATTCGCGATTAGTTCCGTTACGGCGCTCTTTCTCATACCTAAACTCACGAGTGCGTTTACCTTCCGCTTCGACTTTGACCTTTAACTCTTTCCAAAATGCAGGTGCATCTATTGGCAATTTTTTGGAGTCAGTCACGTCTCGGTAATAACCAATATCATGAAAGGCAACCATTCGTGCCATCGGCCCATAATTCTCCCAGTCCTTGGTGATGAACGGCAGTGTGTGGTTGCCGTCAATAAACACCACATCGAAGGGACCCAGCGCCCGAACTTTTTCGACGACTTCCGGGTCAGTACTGTCACCAACTATAAGATGTGCGTCATAGCCTTCTCTGTTTAGTCTATCGACACACTGCTGCAAATTGGGCAGTGTCACTTTGAAAGAAGTATCGCCATGTGGAAGGTCGACCGATACAAGTCGTGAACCTTTATCCAGCTTCTGCGCCATTCGCCAAAGCGAACCGCCATTCTTGGAACCAATTTCAAGGTATCGTTTAACACCTTCTTTTCGCATCAACGTCCGAAACTCTTCAAACTCGAGAAGGTTTTGTAACAAATGCGTTTCATACTTTGCCCGATTGACTACGTTCACGCTGCTTCTCCCTCTATTAGTTTTCCAGCTGACGCAACGACTTCGTCCGGAGTTATCTTCTTCATTGCGTTGCGACAATGAACACAAGGCTCAATGTTTCCACAAGCCTCCACTCCGCCAGTAAGATTGACATGGTTATCATAGCCGACAACAGAAGGGGGAATGAACCCGCCCATAATGACCACAGCCTTCACCCCGACCGCGGCCGAGGCGTGGTGCATTCCGCCTTCGTGTCCTATAAACAAGCTGGCCTTGGAAAGGACCGCAATCACATCCCTGAAATTATTAAACTTAAGGAATGTGACATTGTCCAATCGTCTCTTTGTATTGTTGTGTTCAAATTGAATTACCCGGTGCCCACATTTTTGTAACACCTCATTGACTCTGTCAAAATTTTCTGCACCCCAGTCTTTGTTATAAGCGACCTTCTTTTGCCAAGGCAGGTTCGGTTCTATCACTGTGAAGCCGGTGTGAAAAGTGTCAGCCAGTTTCTTTTCCTTCTGGTCAAAATAAAACTCACCGGGAATAACCTTGAACTTATAATTCCAAACCCATTTACCATTCACAGATTTATTGTACATCCGGCTTCCCTTGTAATGGGGAACCCACTCAACCTGTCGAACTCCCAATGCTTCAGGACGCGCTATGTTTGGATTGTGACGAAACATTTCCTCGGACCAAGGACCCCATATAATTCTCTTTCCGTCACCAAACGCCGCAAGGGCACCACGCTTGGCAAAGCCTCGTGCCAGACCTGTTCCCATAATGTCGTCGCCGTAGCCCATTTAAAACCTCTTCCAGACAGCAGCAATGCCCGGTGCTGCAAACTCAGACAAATGAATGCGTCTCATATTTAGCATCTCAAGCGACTTGTCCATCATCTCAAGGTCTTCAACATACCCATTCCATCCAAGATACTTATTTGTCTTCTTACCAAGAGATAAAACTAATTCCTTAAGATCTCCATCCGTCATCACCCTCTTCAACTTGTGCAGTACGCCAACAAAGAGAACTATATCATATAGTGACAACGCCCCAAAAAACTTATTCAATTCAGACGGACCTTTAGTAAGGTCGACAACTTCAAACTTACTTTCTATCGTCAACTCGGTGAACCACTGGCGAGCACAGTTTATGCTGGGGGCGTCAATGTCACAGCCATGAACCTTGGTTGCACCATGCCGATAAAACTCATAGCCGACATGACCACGATTACACCCAATGTCGAGGACCGAACTTCCCTCGGCAAAAAACAAAAGATCGCGCAGCCCTATTTCACGGACGTCGTGACTGCCGACACCGGAACGACGAACTGGATATTTGTCAGCCATTTTAAAATTCATAAGACAGAATACCATCCTCGACACGATACCCGTTATCGAGAAGGGTTTTGCCGACACAGTGATTGAGTTTACACAGGTTGCGCATTCGACAGTTACCGTAACAGCAGGTCCCAGCGTACTGCTTACCGAGCGTGACAACAATGCCGGGCAAGGTTTTTACCTTAACCTCGTCACCAACTGTATAAACACCATTTACCTTGTAACTCATCACCAGCTCTCCGGTGCCTGTGCGAATGCAATGGCAACGAGTGCCAGAACACCGGG